CAGCCTCAAACTCAGAGGGGTCTGCCGGGTAGCCGGGATCGCCGTTCGACAGGTACATGACGGCGGGCGACCCTGGGGTGTACGTCCCCGCAATCCGCCCCTCAATGTCGAGGTTGTAGCGAACCACGGCGAAGTCAATCTGGAGTTTCTTGGCTTTCATGGCTTTCACGGTCAGAACGCGATGTCGTCGTCGAACTCGTCAGCCTGGGCCGGCTTCGCTGCCACTTTCGGTGCGGGCCGGTCCTCGAGCTTGCCGTCGAGTAGCTGAATCTGGTCGGCGATGATCTCGGTGCTGTACCGGTCCTTGCCTTCCTTGTCCGTCCACTTGCGGGTACGCAGCTTGCCTTCGATGTAGATCTTCGATCCCTTGTGAACGTACTCGTTAATAATCTCCGCGAGGCGCCCAAAGGCCGCGACCTTGTGCCATTCGGTAATCTCGCGCTTCTCGCCGGTTTCTTTGTCCTTGAACTTCTCAGACGTGGCGACGGATAGATTGGCAACCGCCTGCCCGCTTGGCATGACGCGGGCCTCAGGGTCTTTGCCGACGTTGCCCAGGATGATGACTTTGTTAACGCCGCTCATGCTGCCACCCGCATTTCGGCGAGCCAACCGGCCGCTACCTGCTCTGAGACGTTGAACGCCTCGGCCACAACGAAGATGATTTCGGCATCAGTCGGACGCTTGACCTTGCCCTTCTTCGGGGCGGCAGGCGGCGGCTCCTTGGCCTTACGCAGTGCCTCCTGCTGACGCTCAATCTCGGCGCGTTCAGCGGCCAGCCGGGCATTCTCCGCATCGGCGGCCTTCTGCTGCTCGCGCTGGGCGGCGGCCAGTGCCTCGCGCTCCACCCGCAGTGCCTCGGCAGCGGCCTTGGCTTCGGCGTCCCGCGCCGCCTTGGCGATGCGCTCGTCCTCGGTCCGCTGCTCCCGCTCGATACGGTCCCGCTCGGCCTGCTCGGCGCGGAGTCGCTCCAGCTCGGCGCGCTCGGCGGCGATCCGGACCTTCTCGGCCTCGCGCTCCACTATCCCGGCGTGAATCTCCCGCAGTCTGGCGAGGCTCGCGGCTTTGGCGTCGGCTGCCGTGTCCTGAAACTCGGCAAAGGAATCGTCAACCGCGATGCGCTCAATGTCGCCGATGTGGTCCAGCACCAGGGCGGCGTCATCGCAGAAGCATAGCGACACGACGGCGCGTAGTTCGGTAATCCGGTCCTGAATCTCCTGAACGCGGGCAGCTTCGGCAGCGATGCGCTCCTGCTTCTCGCGCTCTTTGCGCTCTTCTTCGCTCTTTATCTGCTGGTCTATCGGGGCCTCGATCTTCTCAATCTCAGCCGTGATGCGCTTGGCGTCCTCGTCCAGCTTTTTGCCCAAGGCGAGAAGGGGCGACTTGGCGGCCTTGCGGATGCGCTCAACCTCGTAGCGCGGTTCGCGTAACGTCAGTCGGGCCTGCTTCGCCTCGGCCATTCCATTGCCCGTGGTCACGTCGAACACGACGCCGGCGAACCGCTCGCGAAGCAATTGCAGACCAGCCTCTACCGCGTTGAAGTCGGCGAGGGCCTTGGATACCAGGTCAATGTCAGTGTTGTTGCTCATGCTGCCGCCTTGTAGTTGTTCAGTTGGTTGATGAAGCCGGCCATCTCCGCGAGGAAATCGGCCACTTCGACTTTGAGGGTTGCGATGTACTGCTCGTCGCGTGGGACGCGCGTCACGAACAGCGGCAGGCCGGGCCAGTAGCTGACGAAATCGACCCACTCACGCCCGGAAATCCAGAGCTGGCCCTGCACCTGGGCGATGTGATCCGGTGGCAGGCGATTGGCGAGCAGCGTTTCGATCTGCAAGTGCGGCGCCTTAGTCTTGATCTCCAGCAACCCATCCGTCCCGATCAAGGCGTCAGGACTGGCCCCGGCCTCGCCACGCCGCATGAAGCCGACGCGCTGCGGCTCGCAGTCGCGGAGCATCGCGTACAGGTCGCGGGCCTCGTCCTCCATGACCTTGCCGCGCTCCATGTGGACGTTGCTGTAACTCTCCATCGGCTGACCGGTCAGGCGCTCGCCAATCAGTTTCATCATGTATGCGCGCCGGGTTTTGGAATCCGCCCCGCCCCGCCCCTTCGCCACCACCGTGGCGAACTCGCTGGCGGTCGGGATGCCAGCCCGTGCCGCGAACCATTCCGCCGACCCCTGCTCGCAGTCGATAATTTGCAGCTGCATCACGCCCTCCGCTTGTTTTCCAGGGCAGCGACCGCCGCCCGATGTTTGGCCGCTGGCAGATCGGCCAGCTTCTCGACGTTCAGGTACTTGAGGAACTGCGCCATGTTGGCGCCGACTTCATCCGCCAGTGCCGTCAGGTCGGCGGCCTGACTCGCGGTAATGAGGTCTGTGGCGCCAGCCTTGGCGTCGTCGTCCATATCACGGGCCGCCAGTCCGGTAGCGGCCAGCAGGGTATAGCGTTGCAGGTAAGTGACGGTGGAGCCGATGGCCTGGATGCTGTTCTTCCCGCCGGAGTCATCAGCGCCGGCTGACATTTCCACGCTCTCACTGTGCCCGCGCTTGTGGGTCAGGATGCAGGCGACCTTGATCTTGCCTTCTTGGCTCACGGTCCAGCGGTGACTGACGCCCACATCGGCCAGTCCCTTGATAGCCGCAGAACACACATCAGCGAGCGTGGCGTGGTCGTATTCGGTGACGCCCTTCTGCGTGGTGAACTTGACGTGCTTACCCTTGAGGATCTCCGGCGGGTTGGCCTTGAACTCGGCCATTGCAGAAACGAATGCCTTGCGCGCCTCGTTCGCTTCCCATCGTTCCTGCAAGTCCATGAGCTGCTGCATCTTGTCCAGATCGGCGCCGCGCTCCATTGCGACGTGCAGCATCTGCATAGGCGTCACAACCGGGGCGCGCTCGATAGGCGCGGGTTCCGGTCGGGTTTCAACTACGGATTTCACGTTCGTTCTCCTTTTCCATGTTGTCGTCAAGACGGTCGAAAGGCAGCGGGGCCAGGTGGCACTCGCCGGATAGCAGGCAGGTGTAAAGCCCCTTGTGTGCCTTCAACTGGCACAAGTGGGCACAGTCGGGGTGGTGGTTCATGCCAGAAACCCCACCAGCGCCAGCGCCGTCACGACCCAGACGAAGACAAGCATTGCTATGTTCATCGCGTCGCCTCCAGCACCCGGTCGATCTCGCTCGACATCCGGGCGCTCGACAGCGTGGGGTTGAGAGCGAACATCTGCTTGCAGCCCATGAGCGCGAGCCGCAGCTCGGACCGCTGGGCCTGAAGCCGGTCGATGTTCTGCTCAATCGCCTTGAGATCAGCAGCGACGTTCGCCTCCCGCTGGTAGTGCGCGAGGGTTTCACGCCGGCGCTTTTCCTCACCGAGATTCACAGCCCGCTCGGCGCGAGAAATCGCGTCGGTGAAGATCTGCGCGTCGGCAGCGTTGCGGTCGTCGGCCTCGGCGGCTTGACGGTCCCATTCGGCCCCGGTCGCGGTGTTCCGGTCCTCGTAGTCGGCGTAGTGGTTCATGCGGCCTCCGGTGCGGGCAGGCGGACGTAGGGCTCGGTGGGTCCGGCGTCAACCGAAACGCCTATGGCGCCCGCGAGCCAGGCGCCCGTGAGGTCGGCGCCCGCGAGGTTGACGTCCGTGAGGCGGGCGCCCGCGAGGTTGCTGTTCGCGAGGTCGGCGCCCGCGAGGTTGACGCCCGTGAGGTTGACGTCCGTGAGGCGGGCGCGCGCGAGGCAGCTGTTCGCGAGGCTGGCGCCCGCGAGGTAGGCGCCCGCGAGCCTGGCGTCCTCGAGGTTGCTGTTCGCGAGGTTGACGCCCGCGAGGTTGGCGTCCACGAGCCAGGCGCCCGTGAGGTTGCTGTTCGCGAGGTTGGCGCCCGGGAGGTCGGCGCGCGCGAGGCAGCTGTTCGCGAGGCTGGCGCCCGCGAGGCTGGCGCCCTCGAGGTTGGCGTCCTCGAGGTTGCTGTTCGCGAGGTCGGCGTCCACGAGCCAGGCGCCCGTGAGGTCGGCGTGCAGGAGGTAGGTGCCCGCGAGCCAGGCGCCCGTGAGGTCGGCGCCCGTGAGGTCGGCGTACGCGAGGTTGACGCCCGCGAGGTCGGCGCGCGCGAGGCAGCTGTTCGCGAGGTCGGCGCCCGTGAGGTTGACGTCCGCCCTAGCTGCCATCACCACGCAGTCCCGCAGGGACTCAGTCTCGGCCTCGAACAGTACGGCCCCGGAGTGGCGGTGCTTGATCTGGTGCATCATCTGGTCTCTCCCCTGCCCGGTATGGGCTTGGGTGCAAGTATAGGGCGGCTATTCGCTATGTCAATAGGGCGGGTAAATTTATTTTCGGAACCACTGTTGCGCGCAATGAATAGCTGTGCTAGTGTGCGCGCCATGAACAATGTACTCCGGGACTGGCTGAACGAGACCGGCGTCAAGCAATCTACGCTGGCCGCCCGGGTGGGCGTCTCCCCGGGCGCCGTCTCTCAGTGGGTCACCGCAGGCGCGGTGCCCCCACGCCGGGCGCCATCGGTGAGTCGGGTGACGGGCATCCCGCTGACCATCCTATGGCCGGAGGCGGCTGAGGCTGCACAGGATCGCTCAGGCGCCACGCACGGCACCGAGGCTAGGCCTAGGTTAGGGTGGGGGCCCACGTGAAACGCTCTCAGGGGCGTTTTGCGGGGCAGTATCTTCGGGCATTAAGTCCGGGATTAGGGGGAGGGAATCATGCGGTGTCTGTCGGTTGCAACCCAAAAGCTACATAACGGACCAGATTTAATCCGCGAGGGCGGCAAAACCCGCTTTTTCGCGCCAAAAGACCCGGTTGTGGCCGCGATTCGCGCCGAGCGCGAGTCCCTGGTCCTGCCGAGGATCCTCAAGGGCGAGGTCAGATTTGCCGTGCCGCGACGTCCGCAGACAGCCGAGGCGGCTACCGGATCGGAGCTACCCCCCCAGCCCGAGCCCTCCCCCGGTAGTCGCCGGAGCCTGCGCCCGCTGATTGCCTGCGTGGCGATCGGCTGGGCGCTGATCCTGTGGGTGGCGCTGGCGTGGGCGTGAATCCCAGCTACTTCGACAGTACAAAGAGAAACAGCGGGGAGTCAGCGAAAAATGAGGGTCTTGGTCGCGTGTGAGTTCTCCGGGGTCGTGCGGGATGCGTTTCGCGCCAGAGGGCACGACGCCTGGTCATGCGACTTGCTGCCTGCTGAGGACGGCAGCCCGTTCCATATCCAGGGGGACGTACTGCCGGTGCTCGATCAGGGCTGGGATCTGCTGATAGCACACCCACCCTGTACGCACTTGGCCGTCAGTGGTGCTCGTTGGTTCCGGAGCAAGCAGCAGGAGCAGGCCGCAGCACTGGAGTTCGTCCGCCTCCTGCTCGATGCACCCGTACCGATGATCGCCCTGGAGAATCCCATCAGCATCATCAGTAGCCGTATTCGCAAGCCGGACCAGATCATTCAGCCGTGGATGTTTGGGCACGGGGAAACGAAAGCCACTTGCTTGTGGCTCCAAGGTCTCCCGAAGTTGGTCCCTACGAAAATCGTTGAGGGTCGTGAGAGCCGCGTCCATCGGATGCCGCCGGGACCGAATCGCTGGAAGGAACGCTCCAGGACGTACAGAGGTATTGCCCTGGCAATGGCCGAGCAGTGGGGCGTGACAAGCGCCGTGCGCGGCGCGCTGGAGAAGCCAGTGGCGGCCGATAGGCGTAGTAGCCAGGGCAAGCGCGTGCACGCCTGGCGGTTGGCCAGGCCCAGGGCGGCGGGCGAGCAAGGGAGATTGTTTTGACCGCGGCACAATTAACCGAATCGCGCACGGCTAGGGTAGCTCCCGAAAAGGCGGTCATCCGGCCCGCTCTGCCGTGCGCTTCATTGCCGGGCTTTACGGAGAAGCACATGCCACGCGAAAAAGGCGACCGCCGTGCCTACTGGGAACTGCTCCGCGATCCGCAATGGCAGCGTAAGCGCCTCGAAGTCATGGAGCGCGCTGAGTTCCGGTGCGACACATGCGAAGCCACCGACAAGACGCTGAACGTCCACCATCGGCTGTATCGGAAGAGCGCGCTGCCGTGGGAATACGCCGACCACGAGCTGGTGTGCCTGTGTGAGGACTGCCACGAACAGGAGCATCACATTCGCGAGCAGATCGACGCGGGCCTGGCCGCCTTGGGGTCAATCTTCTACGACGACGTTCTGGGCTACGTGCACGGCAACCTCTATTCGTCCACATCAGCGAATGTCATCCCGGACGAAACCCCAGTCAATGTCATCAGCTTCGAATACGCGTCCGGCCTGAACGACGCCATGAGACTGGATCTGGATTACACCTTACATCCAATTCTCAGAAACGACCTGACCGTGGGCTACCTGCGAAAAATGGTGCGCGACGCTAGCCAGGCGCGCCGGGAACTTCTCGATGAAAAGCTCAGGAGGTCGTGATGGAGCGCCTCCGCATCAAGAACTGGGATCAGTTCCAGCACTACAAGGACCGGGCGCCGCCCTGGATCAAGCTCCACACGTCGTTGCTCGACGACTACGAGTTCACCAATCTTCCGGACGTGCAGAAGACGCACCTGGTGCTTATCTGGCTGTTCGCTTCAAAGTACGACGGATGGATCCCCAACGACGCTAAGTTTCTCCGTAACAAGCTGGGCACGACGGAGCGGATAGACCTGGTGGCTTTGGTAGCATCGGGGTTTCTTATTACGGAGCACGTTGCTAGCGATGCGCTAGCGGATAGCAATCAAGACGATAGCGGTGCGCTAGCCCTCACGCGCGCGGGCGCGCGCTCTGCCTCTGCCTCTGCCTCTGCCTCTTCCCCTCCGGACGCGCGCGCGCGCGAACTAGCCCCGCCTGGGCTCGATCCGGTGGCGTGGGCCCGGTGGGAAGCGTACCGCGTCGAGATCCGCAAGCCGATCAAGCCAGCCTCGCTGCTGGCCGCCCAGCGAAAGCTGGCCGGATTCGGGGCGGATCAAGCCGTGGTGGTCGAGAACTCCATCGCGAACGGCTGGCAGGGGCTGTTCCAGCCGGACGAGTCTGGCGCCCGTGGTGCTCGGGTGAAGGGCAAGCCGGCGCCGCTGTCCGCCGTGGACCGCGTGCGGCAGGCGACCGGCGTCGATCTGCGAAACGTGCTGAGGCCGCTCTCGACCACCGGCGACCCGCCATTGCCGGCGCTTCCGGGGACTTGCGCCAATGGGTGATCGGGCGATGCAAGTTTGGTCGGGCCTGGCGGAGATTTTCGGCCAGACCTTGCTGACAAACTTTGGCGCCGAGCCGCCGCCGCTCTGGCGTGCAAGGATCGACGAACTGTCCGACGCGAAACTGGCGAACGGCCTGCGCAACCTGTCGCAGCGGGACTCGGCTTTTTGCCCGACGCTGGGTCAGTTCGTCACCGCCTGCAATGACTGGGGGCCCGCCTGCGCTCCGTCCTTGCCGTCGCCGTACGCGACCGGCGTCGATGTCAGCGACCTGGGTGTGCAGTTGAACCTGATTTTCCTGCGCAAGCTGATGCGCTCGGGTGGCCGCTGCACGCCAGCCATGCTCGCGGATGCCGTGCGCTACCTGCGGGAGGTCCGGAACCAGTTGGACGAGGCGTATCCGCGCGGACTGCAGAGCGTCCAGGACCGCGATGACGTGGCCGCGATGACGCCACAGATCGGCGCGGGAATGGACCGGCTCCTGGGCGTTGGCGGGGCGACAGCGATTGACCTGGGTGTACCCGCATGACACCCGGCAAGATCGACGCCCAGGGCATGGCCACGCTCGCCGGAGAGCGCCGCGAGCGCACCCCACTGCCACCGAAGCCGCCAGTGCCCCGGGCCGATTACGACCAGCTACGAGCCGCTTCGGCGCGCTCGTCCGAAATCATCCTGCAGCTCTCGAAGCGCCTGGCGCTCTACGAGACTGAGGACACCGTGCAGCGGGCGGCTGAGGCTCATCGGCGGTATCTACGGTCGCTGGGGGTGTACGTGTGAGCGAGCGCCAGGCCGCCATCCACTGCGCCAGCGTGTACATGGCCGCCGTCGAGGGCTGGTTTAACCGGGCGTGGCAGCAGTTACCCGGCGGCTGTGACGGTGGGGAGTGGAATTACATACATGACTACCTCGCACCGGAAAATAGTTTGAAAATATTCGCATTAGGCACTTGACTCCCGCTCGGGAGTCGTCTACTATAAAGTCATGGGTGGCATGACGCGACTCACTCTCACCCCGGAGCGCAGGGGCCATGACAAGGAGATTCAAATGAGCAAGATCGACCAGGTGGTGTTCGTGGTCAAGGGCGGCGAAATCATCGAGGGCCCGATCCGCAGCTTCGGTGGCTATATCGACGAGACCACAACGCCGTACGGCGTTGATGCTCGCTATCACGTGCGCGGCAACGAACTCTGGACGTGGGGTGTCGGCGGCAGCAATGCGCGCATGATCGGCGCGTACGGGACCGAAGCCGAAGCCGTTGAAGCTCTCGAAGACACGTTCGCTCATGACTTTTGGAGCTGCCCGGACATCCTTGCGTTCGCCACTCGCGAAGCGGCTGAAAAATGTCTTGCTCAGGACAATGACTAAGCCCCACCGCAACGGGCGGAAGGGGAATTCTGATGGACGACAAAATCACAATCAGCACGTTTCAACTGTTCCAGATTTTCCCGGATCAAGAGGCCGCGCGCAGCTATCTGGAAAGCCGTCTGTGGCCTCAGGGTGTGCGCTGCCCGGTGTGCGGGCTGGGCGAGCGCATCACGACGCGCAAGGGCGGCTACTATCGCTGCAATCAGTGCAAGGAGGACTTCACTGTGCGCACTGCCACGATCTTCGAGCGCAGCCACGTCCCGCTGCACAAGTGGCTGTACGCCATGTACCTGCTCGTCACGAGCCGCAAGGGCATAAGCTCGCTTAAGCTGTCGAAGGAAATCGGCATCACGCAAAAGTCGGCGTGGTTCGTCCTGCGACGCTTGCGCGAGGCGTGCGGGAATGACCCGAAGGAACTGATCGCATGAAGACGCCTGAGACCCCTCCAGCCCTTGACCTGATCGTGGATCGGGTTCTGGCGTACAAGCCGAAGCCGAAATCTGCGCCCGCGAAAAAAAAGCGGGCCAAGGCGAAGAAGAAAATTCAGCGGGAGTCATCTATATAATGCCCGATGAAAGACCATGTGGCCGCATGAACAACTCCGACCGTCAATTCCTGGACGGCGTGGGCCTGATGCTGCTGATCGCTGTCGGCTGCTGGGCGGTGATGGCTCTGGCGGCGTGGGTGCTGGGATGAGTGAGAAGGTCGTTATCGGCAACGCCACGCTGTACTGGGGCGACTGTCTGGAGATCCTGCCGACGCTGGAAAGTGAGTCGGTTAACATGATCTGGACCGATCCGCCCTACGGCCACGGCAACGCTGACGGGGACTTGCTGTCTCGCAGGGCCTTAGCGGTTGGTGATGGCCGCGATTCTTTGGCTGAACCGATAGCCAACGATCAGCCCGACACCATGCGCGCTGTGGTTGACGGGATGCTGGTGCAGGCAAGCAGGCTGCTGAAGGCCGACTGCTGCTGCTGCTGCTGCTGCTGCGGCGGCGGCCCATCCCCTACGTTCGCATGGCTCGCGCAGCGGATGGACGAGGGCGGTCTCCAGTTCTTCCACAGCGTCATCTGGGATAAGAAAAACCCCGGCATGGGCTGGCGTTACAGGCGGCAGCACGAAATGGTCATGGTCAGTCATCGTCGAGGCGGGAAACTGTCGTGGCGGGATGGGGAGCCATCGACATCAAACATCGTGTCGCTTTCAAAGCCGAGATCCGGCGAACACCCAAACGTCAAGCCGGTTGAGCTTGTCCATGGGTTCCTTAAACGCCACACCGAGCACGACGGCCTTGTCCTCGACCCCTTCATGGGCAGCGGCACCACTGGAGTCGCCTGCATGAATCTCGGTCGCAAGTTCATCGGCATCGAGATCGAGCGCAAGTATTTCGACATAGCCTGCGAGCGGATCGAAAACGCGCGGCGTCAGGGGAGGATGTTCGCGTGACCGAGCTAGAAACCACCTGCTCCCGCCTCGGCATCACCGTGGACGCTCTCCGCAAGCGGATCGCTAGGGGCTGGAATGAGGAAGCCATGCTGCTCCCGAGATATGCCCGATCAGCCGTACCCAAGGGCAGGAAGCCGAGGAACAGGACGGTAGTCAGAAACTCCGCGATCTGCTGTGCGCACAGTCCCGAGCAGAGTGCGATTAGCGCGGTGATGAAGGGGTGGAGACGATGAACCTCCGAAGTATCGTGGTTAAGCGATTATCGTGCGCGAAATTATCGGGTTAAAGCGATGAACCTCCGCCAGCTAGCTCAAGGCGAAGCCTGCGCGATGTGCGGGCTGAGCGACGACACCGTGGTTCTGCATCATCTCAGAGCCGGCAATCCCGGCATGGGCAGAAAGCCGCCGGATCACCACGGCATCTACCTGTGCGCGGTGCATCACCACTACGTCCACAACGACGGCATAGCGGATCACAAGGCGATGTTGCTGGCGTATATGCGCCAGATCGACCGCTGGCTGCAAATGGAAGCGCTGGTGTTGCAGTGACCCTACACCGCCGCAACCCCCGCCGGGACGCCAACGAGGGCGCGATCATGGACGGCCTGCACCGTTGCGGGTTCGCGGTCACGCGGCTCTCGGGGTCTGGCGTGCCCGACCTGTTGCTCAGCCGGCGGCACTACTGGCACCTGGCAGAAGTGAAGCTGCCCGTGGGGCCTCGGGGTGGCGTGAAGGGCAAGAAGCTGCTGCCGTCGCAGATCGGGTTCCGGGATCAGCACAGTGCCCCCGTGCATGTGCTGAGGACGCTGGATGATGTCGCCACACTGGCGGGAGCGGTGCCATGACTGAACCTGACAACATCGTCATTTTCCCTTACGGGGAAATGGACCTCGGCGTCTTGCTGCGAAAGGCCGCGCATTGGGACATGGACGAGTGCGTGATTGTCGGCCTGAAGGATGGGCAAGTGGTCTGTGGTGGGACGACGGATAGCGTTGCACGCGTGCATTGGCTGTGTTCACTGGGCGCGGCATGGGCGTTGCATCACGTGGATGTGGATCGGGTGCCATGAGGAACTACTTTCGGAATCTCTACCTGTGGGCCAGCGGCTGGGCACACTTCGACGAACTCCGCTTTGAGCGGGGCTGGTCAGGCGAGGGGTGGAAGTGGCGGGTTTTGTACGCAACGGACTACCTCAGCCACTGTCTAACCGGAGGCGCCTGTGTCTCCTGGTCTCGCTGGGCTTGGGACAATCACGAGACCTACGGGCTGGCGCGGTGGTTGAATCGACTCCTAGGGGAGCGGCACACCAGCAACGCGGGACCGGCTTTGTGGGGGACGAAAGATAGCCACTGGTCGGTGCGGGTGGTGGTGACGGTGGGGTGGTTGTTGTTGATCTGGTGGTGGTGAATGACCAAGCGCAGCCCGTTCAGGCGTGCCGAGGTCGAGAGTTGCCGCCGATGGCCGAGCGTCGAGGTCGGCGGGGTAACCTTCACGGCAGTCATGGAAAGGGACGGGGTCAACGGTGACGGGGAGGCCAAGTTCCGCCACGTCCAGGTCAACGGACGCCTGCTCTGGGCAATCCCCGGAGGACTGATGGCCCACGCTGACGACCTACCGCGCATCGCCAAGGCCCTGAAATCCGGTTGAAACAGTGACAGAAACAAGTAGGGTCACAGGCATGATCGGCAATCCGTGGAAAAGACTCCGAGAGTCAGAGGCAGCGTGTGCGTCCCTGTCTGACGAACTGGCAAGGACAAGATCCACACTGGCACAGGTTGCCCTGCACTCCATCCAGCAGGGGAAGATCATCGCCGCGCTCTCCGCGAGGCAGGGGATAGACCCCGACACCATCCAGGCGGACGACACGGGAACGGTGCGGTACATCGTGCCAGAGGTCAGCAGTGTCAACTGAGGGTAAGGGTGGACGACCGTCCATGTACACCCCGGAGTTAGGCGCAGCGATTGCTGAGCGCCTTGCATGGGGTGAGAGCCTGCGGACCATTGCTGAGGCCGATGGGATGCCGACACCGACGACAATGATCCGGTGGGCTCTGAACCCAGAGCATCCGTTTTGTTCACAATACGCGGAGGCTAACCGGCTGAAAGCAGAGAACATTGCGTCCGAATTGGTTGAGATCGCCGACAATGGCAAGAACGACTGGATAAAGCGCAACGACCCGGAGAACCCCGGCTATGTCGCAAATGGTGAGCATATCCAACGCTCCCGCCTGCGCCTCGACACCCGCAAGTGGTACCTGTCGAAGCTCCTGCCAAAGGTCTACGGCGACCGTCTGGAGATCAAGCAAGACGTGACCGTCCGCGACGAGACCGCCGACCAGTTGGCGGGCGAGGCGGCTTCGCTGGGCCTTGACCCCGAGACGCTCTTTGGCCGCCAACGCCTTAACTGACCCCGATCTGGTCCTGGCTCGCCGCCGCATTGAGCTCGTCAAGCGGGGCCGGCAGTACGCGGCTGCACATCGCCGGGAGTTTCAGCCGGAGTGGTACGGCTGGCAGCGGGCGTTCTTCACGGCGGGGAAGAATCACCC